GGACGCAGACTGCAAACATGAGCGACTACCCAGCGAATATTGCGTTCCAAGATTTGCACACATGGCCGGTAATCAAAACATCGGCAACCGTCGGCGCTGGCGTCGATGTCGTTAAAAGTCTAAGTACAATGTTGAGTTTTATGACTTCGCAAATAAAGGCAAAGCCATGAGCGTACCAAAGATAGAGTGGCATTGTATCGGGATGGCTTGGCGCGTGCGTTACGAGACCGCACACAGGCGCTATAGCGCACGCGTAGCCATGGGTATGGATGGCGTATGGATTGGCACACTCGAGACCACCGGCGGACGCAAAGACCGCACCGTCAAAGTCTACGAAGGTAAGACCTTCGACGACGTGCGTGCGCAGATTGATGCGGTGTTTATTGCAAGGACGATTCACCTATGAGAGCGGGACAGAAATACACGTTCACCATGGAAACCGCACAGCGATACATCGAGAAACACGGAGCCGCTTTAGAGGCGGCTTTGTGGGATGCGTCGCGATCCGCACGGTCCGTCGCGGATGAATTCGGATACGACTATGCGACCGTTTACAAACTGCGTCGTACCTTGGTGCCAGACTCACACCGCAGTATACGCAATCATCATGTTACGGGCGAGATGTTGCGTGCATTCCAAGGCAAAGCGACGAACCAACAACTAGCGAAGCGCTTCGGTATAGCGTACTCAACCTTGGAAGTGATGCGTCGTCGCCACGTGGGCAAGCGCATCAAAGACCCGGTGAAGTTGACCGAGTCGGTCATGGTTTTGCTACGGTCTACATTTAGCAATGAACGCGTGGCCAAAGCTTTGAACGTCAGCGGTCGTACCATTTGGATGCTACGAACCACGATGAACATCCGTGCGCCAAAGGTGCGCGTCGTCATTACCGAGGAGCAGCGGGCTATATTGGACTCGACATCGAATGACAAAGAAGCTGGCGAAGCGCTTGGGGTTAAGTGGAGCACGGCGAAGTATTGGCGGTTCTTATATCGGGAGGGATTGATATGATTTGTCGTGACGACCTGCGCTATACCGACGACGTCATAGCGACCCTTCAGAGCGACAACCCCAGCTGGTACATAGCGCGTGCGCTGAACATCCACATCAACGACGTCGGCTACCACTACGAAGAAGTGCGCGATATGACGCACCACGGCGCCATCATGGTGATTGAAATCGAAGAGGTAGACACATACCCGACCGATCTGTCTTGGTATGCCACGCGGTCAGTGATGCAAATCGCCAAAGAGTTATCAAAGCCTTGGCGCGAAGTCAAAGAACACTGCGTCGAACACGGTATCGTCACCAAGGGCAGAGGACGACCACGGATTACTGCAGACTTCCCGACGTCGCCAGAATGGTACGCGATGCGCACGAGCCAACAAGCTGCGGACGAGTTGCAAGTTAGCTGGAAAGTCATGAGAAGACACATAAATGAAAACGGCTACAAAGTGCGCATTGTCAGAAAACACAAATGGCCGCGAGACGTCCGATGGTACGAAGAGCGGACAGCGACAGAAATCATGACAGCACTCAACATCCCACAAAATACCGTGTACGGTTTTTTGCATAAGCACGGCATCAATTCCAAGTACGACGAATACCGCATCACGTGGCCGACCGACCCGGAATGGTATGCATCGAGGACGATGCATGAAATTGCGGACGATCTGAATGTGAACTATACATCCGCACGTACATACACTTGGCGTCATAAGCTTGCATACAGAAAGGTTCGGTCGAATGACGCTTGACAAATGCAATAGCATGATATAAACTACGGACGGATGAGAAACAACACGAAAGGCAACCCCAATGCTAAAGCACATCACCCCAGAGCAGGCCACCGAGATGCGAAAGACCGTACACCTCCGCAGTGACTCGTACGTCGAGTTCGCACTGCAGATCGCACGCATTACCAACGACACCATCGCGGTCGAACTGTACCAAGCCGAGCAGACACGACGGTATGCTGCGGACATCCTCGCCATCGTGGCACCGCTCGACGCAATCCCAACGTGGGACGAAGTCAACCCAAACGCATAACGACGCAACACACGGAGCGGTCACCTTGACCGCTCCACTACGACATGAGGAGAACTTCCATGAGTGACTTCGAACGCGACCTACAAGAACTGAACTACGAACACGAGCGCACCGAGCAGGGCGACGGTATTCCACGCATCAGCTGGCTTAGCACCACCAAGACACGCGGTGTGGTCGGCAAGTTCTACGCACGGGCCAACGCCATGCCGGCACTGCCCGCACCTTGGGAAAACTCGTTTCTCTTCGATGACGAGGACGGCTTTACCGCTGAAGCTTTGCGCATCATCGTCATTCGCAGTCGCACCCAAGCGTACACCGAAGAAACCACCAACGGCATCCGCACTAAGACATGGCAAACACACTGGAAAGCCAATGCGAACATGCGCTTGTACACTGAGGTGCTTTGCTTCATCGAGGGATACGAAGGTGTCGTTGTCTGGCCGGTAAAAGGCTTAGTCGGTCGTGCGGTGACCGCGATGAAATCCGAGAGCATCTTCGCAGCGATGCGCGAAGTGGCCAACGAAGCCAAGAAGACCGCAAAGCGCGACATCCCTTCGTTCATGTTCTGGGCACCTATCGTACAACCCAAGGACAAGAAAGGCCGCGTCGTTACTACTGACACCGGCTACGGTTCCGCGGTCGTGCTTCCCCAGATTGGCTTCGATGTTGCCAAGGTTGACCGCGATCTCTGCGCATCGTTGTACGTGGGCAAAGAGATGATGACCAAAGCCGAAGCAGCCTACGAAGAGTACCGCGACTGGTCGAAAGAGCAACGCAGTAATGATGAAGCGCCGGCTCAGGCACCAAGCGAAGCACCACGCAACACACCGACCGAGTACGACGAAGACACACGGCCGTTCTAAGACACACGACACGGCGACGCGGGGATAACCTGCGTCGCTTTTTTTTGGAGACACCATGAGCAATCTACGACCCGGCCCGAAGCCAAGCGGAGTTATCGCGACGACTTTCGCAGTGCGTCTACCGAGAGACATTGCCGAAGCATTGCATATTATCGCAAAGAAACGCGGAACATCACGGAATAAGCTTATAAACGACGTGCTAAAGGTCGTAGTCAATGAGGCGAAGCAATGACATACAACGAAGCCGAAGTACTGAAGACGCGCAAACAACGACGCGCTATAATCGCAAAACAACTGCGCCACCTCGAGTCATGCGTAGAGCAGGTGCGCGGTTTGCTCATCTTGGAATCTATGGAACGACCGTCGCGCCAACCTGTGGAAATCAGCGCAGCCGTTGGCGAGGTGCGCACCGCGACCGACCTGCTCGGTCACCAAATTAACAGCTTGTATTTACCCTAAGACCTCGCAGAAATCTCTCAGCGTGTTACGCTGGGGGATTTTTGTTTACTTGTGTTATACTAGGATTCATTCACTAAAGGAGGAATACATGCCGAGATTACGCAAAGACCAGTCCGCTCGACCTATGGAGAAGTTCACGGTCTATGTTTACGCTGACACGGTCAAAGAGTTGAACCGCAACGCTGATTCGAAGGGCATCACACGGAACGCACTGATTACCCAGATACTGACCAAGGCAACGAAGACCACGAAGAGCCGGGAGGATGACGATGAGTATCAATTGGCGAGAACGTTTTTTGCAAACAAAGACAGCAAATAGCAATGTTTATGATAAAACTGCTTTGCTGTATCAGGCGTCACGAGATTATATTGAAGCAGAACGTCAACAAAGAATTGACACAGTTGGCGAAGATGGCGCTATCACAAAGTTTTATCGGTATCCTGTTAGTCGTGACAACAACTATCCTGCATACGCAAAATATAACTTTGCCATTCTTGACGACCAAGGACGCAAACGATATCTTACACCGCTCGAGTGTTCCGATTATGGCTTTGATTTTGAAAAGGGCATATCGCAAGTAACGCCATTTTCTAAAAACTTTGCAGACCCGTTTTACATTTCGTTTAGCCGAACACAAGAACAGTGGGAAAAATCATTGTATGAAAAAGCTGCGTATTGGAAAAACGAAGCTGAAGAATTACAGAAGCACCATTCAGAAAAGCCATGGCGCTGGCCACTGTATCAGGAGTATTTGCAAAGCAAAGAATGGAAACAAAAGAAATCAGAAGTTTTGTTTCGAGATGGTCATTGCTGCCAACTCTGTGGCGATGATGATGATTTGCAGATTCATCACCTGACCTATAACCGCGTCGGTGACGAAGCTCTGTTCGATTTGGTAACATTGTGTTCTCACTGTCACGCCAACGAACACGGGAAAGAAGAATAGTAATGAACATGGACGAGTTGAAGACGCAGCTCCGCTGGGTCTGCTTCGACAAAGATAAGACGCCAATCAATCCGTACACGGGTTCATTCGCATCGAGCACCGACCCGAAGACGTGGGCGTCGTACGCACAAGCGAAGAGCGCAGCGCAGCGATTCAGGGCGGCCGGTGTGGGCTTTGTGTTTAACGGTGACGGCATAGTCGGCATCGACCTCGATGACTGCTTAGAACGCGTCAGTGTAGACGAGGACGGCGAGCCGTCGTTTGATCGCACGGACTTCGCGAAGTACATCATGGAACACGGCACCAGCTACGCCGAAGTCTCACCGAGTAAGACCGGTATTCACATCATCGGCAAAGCCAAGATATCCAAGGCCATCAAAACAAAACTACACAATATCGGTGTCGAAGTCTACAGTACTGCGCGATACTTTACTTACACCGAGGACTACATGGGCGGTGTCGAGCTTCCGCTCGGTGAAATCCAAGGTATGGTCGATGCAATCGAAGAAGCAATTAAAGAACGCGACACCGGCACCACGGATACCATGAACCTCGTTACACTTCCCGACATACAACCAACGAGCAACGCATGGACGGCCGCAGTCCTCAAGAGAGCCACGGAGACGGCCGTAAAACTCATGGCGGATACTTCGGTCGGCAACCGTCACAATATGCGCTTAAAAGCCGGAAAATTACTTGGCGGGTACATCGCTGGCGCGCAGTCTATCAACGCAGATTACATCACAGATAGCGACGCCGTGCGGATACTGCTTGAAGCCAAGCCACCAACCAAAGAGTCATACGAGAAAGAAAAGCAGGCGATTCAATACGGTATCAACGTCGGCAAGCTTAAGCCAATTACTATCCCAGCACCACCGGCGCCAATCACGACGCGATCTGCGTTGACACCGATAACCGCATTGTCTGAAATCGAAGAACCGATTACCGACGATGAAACATTCCACTTGACCGACCTCGGCAACGGTCGGCGCTTGGTTCGCGCATGCAAAGACATGCTCTGCTACGTTCCCGAATGGAAACAGTGGCTCGTCTGGGATGGTCGTCGTTGGGCGAAGGGAGACGACGCCGGTGTTATTAAGCTGGCGCACAAAGTTGCACTCAGCATCTACGATTCTATCAGCGACGCCGACGGCATCGACACACGCAAAGAGATAACAAAGTGGGCAGTCAACAGTGAGTCAGCGATGCGCATCGACGCAATGATAAAGAGCGCACGGCCATACCTGACCAAACCGTCAGCGCTCTTCGATACGCATCCGCATTTGCTCAACGTCGCCAACGGCACCATCAATCTAAAGACTGGCCAACCGCAAGACCATGACCCCAAGCAGATGATTACCCGCTTGATTGATATTCCATACGGAACTGCGGAGACGTCGCAACGATGGACAAAGTTCTTACGCACTGTCTTTCGTGGCGATGACGAGTTAGCCGACTACGTGCAACGTGCGGTTGGCTACACGCTGACCGGTCACACCGATGAGCATTGTCTGTTCTTTTGTTATGGCGATGGCGCCAACGGTAAATCGACGTTCATGAGTGCGCTCGAAGTCATCAGCAGCGAATACGCCACAACGGCGAGCATCGAAGCGTTACTCGAGAAGCGCAACGAAGGCGACAACGCCACGCCGACCGTCGCTGGTCTCGTGGGCATGCGCTTGGCCACGGCTCAGGAGATGCCAGACGGCAAACGCTTCGATGAGTCTTTGATAAAGAGCATCACGGGCGGCGATAGCATCAGCGCACGCATGCTATACGGAAGCATATTTACATTCAAGCCAACACATACCCTTTGGCTTACCGGCAATCATAAGCCACGCATCAACGGCACCGACGCAGGTATTTGGCGACGAATCCGGATCGTGCCGTTCACTGCAAACATTCCCGAAGCGCAGCGACGCGACTCGCGAGACATCCTTCGCGAATTTAAAGAGGATGCCGCGTCGATTCTTCAATGGGCCGTCCTTGGTGCCTATCTGTGGTACAAGAACGGACTCGGCACCTGCGAAGCCGTTACTGCGGCCACTACCGAGTATCGCGGAGAAGAAGACATCGTCGCACGCTTCCTACAAACAATGTGTATCGTTGGCGATGCAAAGCGTGTCGAGAAAAGCATGCTCTACGCAGCATGGAAGCAATGGGCCGAAGACGAAGGCGAGCGCGCAGCGTCGTACAAGTCGCAACGCTGGGTGTTGAAACAGTTGGAACTACGCAATCTTGTGCCGGAACACGACCGGCGCTTTGTCTACGGTGTTGGACTGATTCAAGACCGACCAGACAACGAAGAAGTGAGTTTCGTACCGTCACGCGGTCAAAATCGACGTGCTGAGGTATAAAACATGCATTATTGCATTATCTACCCCCGTTTTTGGTAAGTTGTCTATACGAGGTATGTATAAGGAAAAGTTACCGGAAATAGCCTTGGATAATGCAATAATGCACGAAATGATACGGAGTGAATATGAAGAAGCGCGATAAAGGAGACCTGTTTATGGATACTGCAACCGACCTACGTCCAAGCGAAAAAAAGACGGCGCCTTTGATGTGTCTTTGCTGCGCTCGGGCGATGGACACCCCAACGCCATACCCGCAGCTCTGCGCACTGTGTCGCAAGGATGTACACGGCTCACTCATCATCGTGGCCACCGAGGTGGACGACTTGGAAACCGCATGGCGTGACGCACTGCGCGCAGCTCAGGTCGAGACACAAGAGCGCTTCGTGGCCATGATGGAAAGCGCATCGTCTGCGTACGGGCCCGGCTCTGCGCTGAAGCGACGGGAGGCCATCGAGCGGTTCAACGTGCGACTCGATGGAAGCATCGCCAAGGGCGGCGAGTTCGCGCAGCTGGCGACGAAGTGGCGACGATGGAAGGTGCGCAGTGCTGACCGCGATCTGATTCAGTTGATGATGGCGTTCACCGGCGAGAAGGTCGAGCGATGAGCAAAGGATACGTACCGCGGTTCCGTCAGAAGCTTGACGAGAACCACCGGGCCATCGTGGCAACGCTTCAGTACAACGGTGCGCTCGTGGGTGACCTCAGCAATGCCGGCGGCGGTATCCCAGACTTGGTCGTGGGTTTTCGCGGTGTGCTATTCTTAGTCGAGGTCAAGACACCAAAAGGTGCGCTGAGTCCGAAGCAAAAAGAATTCTTCGCACTATGGAGCGAGTACCCCACACTCATCATTCGTACCGTCGACGAAGCGATGGACGTCATGGAGGTACTGCGCAATGCGTATGATTTGGCGGAGATTGATTGGGCGCTATTGGTACCGCGTCGAGGTCGGGCCAAGCGGACGGTGGATGATGGTGCGGGAGCGGGCCGACGACGAGGACGACGAAGTGGTGACGCGGGGAAGTATGCGCAATCCGACGTTGGCGCTGATCATTGACGACATAGTCGAAGAGTTGTTAGCATTGAGCGAAGAGGTACAAAGTAATGATTGAGTTCATCGCAGGGTGTGTACTTGGCTTTGTTGGCGCAGCGCTGGCGATAACCGTCGGCATAGTGCTGAAAGAACGACAATCAAAGTCGTAGCATTGGTCATCATTTGCGCGGTCTATGTTGCGTTCATCGCAATGACCGCGTACTTCGCACTCGGTTGGTCTTGGTTTTAGAAAGGAAAAACTATGGACAGCGTGATTCTCTTTTGGTATTTACTTTGCAACACCGGCGTCTGTCACACGGAGCCGTTCGCAGTGACCCGCGAAGCCGCGGCCATCGTGGCGTGTGAGTCTGGCGACGGTCTGAACTACATGACCTTCACACTGCACGCACGGAGCGCAACGAAGGACGGCGGATTGTTTCAATTTAACGATAAGACCTACATGTTGCTCGAAGGACGAACCCACGCAGACACCGACGAGCCGACCACGCAGTACGCAGCATATCGTCGACTATGGAACGACGGCAAAGGGTGGAAGCATTGGAAGGCATCCCAACCGTGCTGGTCGCAATGGATGCGCATCGATGACGACGGACGAGCGGTGTGGCAATGAGTAGCACGTTGCAAATATTGGAGTTTTGGCGATGGAAGCGGTTGGAGATTGACGCAGAGCTTAAGCAACATCCGAACCGCGACGACCTGCGTATTTGGCGCAGTGAGATCACCGTCAAGATTGAAGCGCTTAAGCGACAGCTACTAAAAGAAGAAGCGGAGAAACGACGATGATACTAAATGACCGAGAGATAACGCGACTGGCCGGCGAGGGAATGATTACGCCATACGCTGAAGGAGTACCGCGACCCGGAGTTATCTCGTACGGGGTGACGTCGTTTGGCTACGACATGCGCGTTGCGGATGAGTGGATGATACGCGAAGTTACTACAGTGCTAGACCCTAAACAGGACGATATCGATTCTTGGTTATCGTGGCGCAATGACACGCAGATACTTAAGTATGGCTGCCTGTACCTCTGTCGGTCGGTCGAGACGTTTACCATTCCCGAAGATGTCGTCGGGATCGTCGTGGGTAAATCAACGTACGCACGGTGCGGGCTCATCGTCAACTGCACACCGATGGAGCCGGGGTGGACTGGCCAATTAACCATAGAATTACACAACGCATCACAGCACGACATCAAAGTCTATGCAAATGAAGGCATCGCACAAGTCATGTTCTTCCGTGGCGACCGACCCGCGGTGACCTACGCAGACAAGCGGGGCAAGTACCAAGGCCAAAGCGGAGTCACGTTGCCACGGGTGACGCAATGACCTACACACTTCATACCGGCGACTGTCGTGACGTGATGGCGACGCTCCCGGCGGAGTCCGTTGACGCCATCGTGTGCGACCCTCCGTACGGGCTGTCGTTCATGGGCAAAGGTTGGGACCATGGAGTCCCCGGTGTCGACTTTTGGGTCGAGGCGTTGCGCGTGTTGAAACCGGGCGGGCACCTGATCGCGTTCGGTGGTACTCGGACGTATCATCGATTGGCGGTGGCTATCGAGGACGCCGGATTCGATGTGCGTGACTGTCTGATGTGGTTATACGGCAGCGGGTTTCCGAAGTCGCTGGATGTGAGTAAGGCGATGGATAAACAGGCGGGAGCGGAGCGCGAGATAATAGGACATGAAACAAAGGCCAGAAGCGAAACGGGGAATTCGGCACTGCCAACTTTAGGTGCAAATGTAGTCTATAAAACATGGAACATCACCGCACCATCCACCGACCTCGCCAAGGAGTGGCACGGCTGGGGCACTGCGCTCAAACCTGCGTACGAGCCGGCGATATTGGCGCGCAAGCCGCTACGGGGCACGGTGGCGGACAACGTGGCGCAATGGGGAACCGGTGGGTTCAACATCGACGGGTGCAGGGTGGGCGATAAGGGCGGCCGCTGGCCATCCAACGTCATACTCGACGAGGATGCAGCGGCGGCGCTGGATGAGCAGAGCGGCACCGGCGCGTCTCGATTTTTCTACACGGCGAAAGCGTCGCGGTCGGAGCGCGAAGCGGGGCTTGACGGGGTGGAGGCGCAACGCGCAAACCATCACCCAACGGTAAAGCCGATTGCCTTAATGCGCTACATGATTCGCCTCGTCGTACCGCGTGGTGCCGTCATCCTCGACCCGTTCATGGGCTCGGGGTCGACGGGGTGCGCAGCAATGGTTGAGGGGATGCATTTCATCGGCATCGACATCACCCCGGAATACGTTGACATCGCACGACGTCGTCTGGCGTGGTGGTCGTGTCAACTTGACGGCAATGCGATAATAAACGCAGAGGAGGACGAAGCATGACCAACGTACAACCACCGATCCCGAACCCGGTCGAACTGAATCTACCCGGCGGAACCTACACGGCAACGCAGACGTTCGTACAGGTCGACAAAGCGGGCCAATGGTTCGCCACGTCGATGAGCGCATACGGCATTATCTCGAAGAAGTTCGCCATCCATCTATGGTATCGTCGCAACCTCGAAGCGCAGTGGTCACTCATTCAAAGCTACGAGGACGCACATGGCAACATCACGGTGATTGGTAATGAACTGTATTTCATCGTCAACCGCATGAACAAATCGGCGTTCATGAACAAGATTTCGCGATGGGCAGGAACTCGGTCATGAGCTACGCATACGCTTTGCTTCAGTGGCGCACGGTCGACGAGTTCCGTGCGCATCTGGCCAAGTATGCGCCAAGCGTCGCACCGTGGGCGAAGGGCGTGGTCTTGCATCACACATGGCGGCCGACACCGAGTCAATGGAACGGTAAGCGCACCATGGATGCAATGTCTTCACGGTACCAAGCTATGGGATGGCGTGGCGGTCCTCATCTGTTCATCGCGGTTGGTTCGCCAAAAATCGAGAACGACGGTATCTGGCAAATGTGCCCGCTCAACCTGCCCGGCGTTCATTGCTCAGACATCCGAGGAAACAATACGATGTGGGGCATCGAAGTGGTTGGCGATTACGATGTGCACGCTTGGCCAGACGACTTACACACGATGGTCAGAGCGACGACGTTGGAGCTGATGAAGTGGCGTAGCATCACGGTCAGCAAAGACACACTGAAGGGACACCGCGAATACCCAGCGGCAAAGAAGACGTGTCCGGGCACCGCGATCAACATGGACACCATCCGCACAGAGTTTCGAGCGTATCAGGGATGACGATGACAGAATCATTAGAGACGAAGCTGGCCCGGGTAGAGACAAAGCTTGACGCGGTGTTGTCTCGTCTCGAAAACGGTGATGCCAACTTCAGAGAATTTGAAAAGCGCATCGCGACTCTTGAAAAACAAGCGTACGTCGGTGCGCTGATTATTGCCTGCGTGTGGGCGGTGTTTCTGATTTGGATTCGACAAGAGATAGGAGCCTAGTAATGAAACCATGGTATCAATCGAAGACCGTATGGATTAACGTGTTGACCTTGGCAACGATGATTATCGGCACGGTCACACAGTGGCCCGAAATGAAAGACTTGGTTCCGCAGCTGGCGTATGCGTTGGCTATTCTCAACGTGGCGCTTCGGTTCATCTCTTCGGAGAAAATCGGGTGACCATCGCCAAGCGCAAAGAGGGCGAATACAATCTTCCCGGTCGTCCGCTTTGGTGTGTTCCGTTCTTACGTGCGTATTCGAAGACCGGCAACATTAGCCAAGCGCTGACCATTGCCGGCGTATCGCGTCGCGCAGTTTACAAGCTGCGCGACGTCGATGATGAGTTTCGACAGGCCATCGACGACGCACAGGAAGACGGTGCCGACGAACTCGAAAGCATTGCACGAGATCGCGCAAAAGCCGGCAGTGATGTTCTTCTTATATTCCTATTGAAGGGGCTTCGACCTTGGAAATACCGAGACAATCATCATGTTGTTAACACCAACACGCCAAGCGACTACACCATCGACCTTAGCACCGACGATACGCCACAGCTCGCAGACGTCACCCCAAAGGGCATTCTGGGCGAGTGACGCACGGTTCCGGCTATTCGTCGGCGGTCGTGGCTCAGGCAAGACCCGGGCCGGAGCGGTGGAAGCACTGCGCCAACCGAAGGGCACCACGGGACTGGTCGTGGCTCCGACCTACCCAATGCTTCGGCTTGGCGCAATGGAGACCATTCTAAAGTTGACCGCGAAGGCAGGCATCGTCACCGCGTGGAACAAGTCAGAGATGGAACTACGGCTCATCGGTGACCGTCGCATCATATTCCGCAGTGCTGATAACCCGGACCGACTGCGTGGCGCCAATGCGGGGTGGCTTTGGCTTGACGAGGTGGCTATGATGGATGCAGAGATATGGCCGCTGAGTATTGCGACATTGCGCGAAGCACCGGGTCGGGCTTGGATGTCGACCACGCCACGCGGCAAAGATTGGGTCTATGAGTTGTTCACTGGCGACCATCGCGACTACGCCACGATTCGAAGTAAGACGACCGACAACACATTCCTCGATGACACCTTCGTGTCGACGTTGAAACAGTCAATGACGTCGGAAATGTATCGTCAAGAAGTGGACGGAGAATTCACCGACCCAATCGGCGCGTTGTTCCGTCGTGAATGGCTTCGGGTCGGCGATGTTCGACCACACGGCGCAAAGTGGTTTCGCTATTGGGACTTGGCAACGAGTACGAAGCAATCAGCGGACTATACTGCCAGCGTGCGGTGTTGTTTGCACGAAGGGGTGCTCTACATAGCCGACGGTATCCACATGCGCGCAGAGTGGCCCGACGTGCGACGCGTGATGATATCGACGATGCGCAGCGAAGAGAACACGACGCACGGCATTGAAAAAGCCATGAACGGATTAGCAGCGGTTCAAGAACTGCGCAGAGTTCCGGAGTTGGCTTCGGTGCCGTTTCGCGGTATCGATGTGAAGGGCGACAAAGTACAACGGGCGATGCCATGGGCCGGACGAGCGGAAGCGGGCGCAGTGCGCATCGTTGCCGGTGCGTGGGCTCGTGATTTTATAGATGAAGTCGTCGCATTTCCAAGCGCACCTCATGACGACTACGTGGACGCAGTGAGCGGCGCGGTCGGTATGCTGAGCACGCCAAAGATAGAATGGAGTTTTGCCTAATGCCTATACAGTATCCCAACGGGTGGCTCGACACGATGAACCGAAGCGGGAAGCTTTACTCACCTGCGGATGCGTACCGCATGGTGCCAATGTTGTATCGTGCGGTGAACCTTCGAGCCGATGCGCTATCCTCGGTGCCGTTCCAACTGACCCGCAATGGTGAACCGGTGGACTGGCCGTGGCAGATGAATCTTCCCCAGCTCATCAAAGACACCGAGCGCAATCTACTCATCTTCGGCGCAGCGTATTGGCTACGTGTCGTCAAAGGGCGCACGCTGACCGGCTTCATACCATTGAACGCGGCAAACACGACGTGGTTCTTTGATCAAAGCAAAGCGGACATCTACGAACCGTATCGCGGGATGACGTGGTCGCAGACGTTGAACGGTCGGCTCTACGGTCCATGGACGATGGACGATATTGTGTACTTTCGCGAGCCGTCCTTTATCGAAGACGTCGGACCCGGCTTAGCACCGGCGGCGGTCGCTTTGCAAAATGCGCAGTTATCTCATTATCTGACCGCATTCGCCACGGCGTTCTTCCAAGGTGGCGCGCAGCCGGTGACGGTAATGAACCTTCCCGAATACACCGACACCGCAGAGGTTGAGCGCTTCAGTGCCGACATCAACGCAAAAGCCGGCGGCGGTATTCTCAACGCGTTCAAATACCTGTTCTTACGCAGTCCCGATCTGAAGGTCACACAGTTGACCCCAAACATCGACACGATGCAAATGCCGGAGTTATCCGAGCGGACCATCACGGCCGTGGCGGCGACGCTGGGCGTACCGCGAACCATGCTCGAAGCATCGGCGGCGAACTTTGCAACGGCGGACTCCGACCGGCAAAGCTTTTGGCGCGAAACTATCGTTCCGCGGCTCAACATGTACGAAGCGGTTATTAATAGCCAACTACTGAACCCGCTAAAGTACGAATTTAAGTTTAACCCTGAGATGATGGACGTATTCCAAGCGGACGAGGCGGCGCGAGCTGGTTCGTTCCTTCAATACGTACAAGGTGGAATCCCTGCGCGATCGGCGGCGATGCTTTTGGGTATCGACAACTTGGATGAGTACTGGCCAGCGGACGAAGCACCGGCACCAACACCGGACGCACCAAACGAACCAACGCAAGACACCGAGCCGGCGCTGACTACTCCGGAAGTAGTCGAGATACCAGCCGACGCGGAAGCAAAGACCGCAGAGTGGGCGCTACTCTCAAAAAAAGTCGAGCGTAGGATTAAGAGCGGACGAGACCCAAGAACCTCGTTTGATTCTGCGCTGATAACCGCTGAAGAGGTCATCGCAGTTATGGCGAGATGCTACAAGGGTATGACCGTCGCTGAAGTTCACGACATTGTAAACGCCATCAAAGCACCGGTCGACGATATGACACCGGATGAACTGCGCATTTATAACCGCATTATCAAAGAGATGCGCGCAAAGGGTGAACAGTGGGCAAAGGATATCTACAACAGCGACACACCTGAGACATCTCTGCGCGAAGTCATTAAACCCGTCCTCGATACCGAACTTGGCACGACCATGGGCAAGCGCTTGGACAGACTCGGTACACAATTCAGCATCCCGGTCGAGACTGACAGTCAGCAGCGTTACATACAAGATTGGCTTGGCGACTACGTGCCGAAGACTACGGATAAGATTGACCAGACGACGGCCGACCGAATCAAGCCAATCATCGAGACGTTCCGCACAACACCGGGTATGACCATACAGGACTTACAAGCTGCGGTATTGCCACTGAGCGACCCTATGCGCGCAAAGATGATTGCCATCACAGAGACAACGCGGGCCGCATCGCAGGCAACGACAAATTACAAAGACTACCTCGGTCAGCGTGGTATTCAGATGATACGCGTATGGAACACCGACGCGGACGAACTTGTGTGTCCTATTTGCTCACCGCTTAACGGTAAAACCGAAACTGATTGGGGAAGTGAATACCCGGACGGCGCACCGGCTCACGTGAATTGTCGATGCGACACAACTTTGCGGTTGGTGCGCTAATGGCAAGTCAAATCACCGTAGAGATAGCGGGCCGCATTGGCGAAGCGCAGATTGGCGAGATGATACGCACGGTCACGCTGGCGTATGCAACGCAGGTACAAGCGCGACTCAACGAAGACAAGCCACCACCACCAGCACGCGGCGCCATGAAGTTCGTGAGCGTAAAGCAACGGCGCTTCGTGATGGCCGCAATTAGCCGTGGTGAAATCACCGTTCCGTACAAGCGCGGCACGGGCGGCGGGCTTCGCGGTTCCGAGACGCTTAATCGCTCGTACAGTATCACGCTGAGTGGTGACGAAGCGTTGCTTACATCGGCGGCGTCATACGCTCCGTATGTTGTCGGTGACCAACAAGCGCCAATTCATCAAGGTCGATGGAACACGGCGGCCAACGCAGCGGAACAAGTCAGCGCATCTGGTGACCTAAATTTCATCGTACAGAAAGCAATGGAGGCGCTCTGACGGTGCGACGCATGGTTGCATACTTCGACCGTCATGAGATTGACAAGGAGGGCGCAACATGGGATGAGCAGGGTAAAGGTTGGCAAGCGTGGAATGGTTGGGGTGGCGACGAAGGGCGTGCGTGGGCACGTCGTATTATTGAGGAGAACAGCATGAGTACCAAAGCATCACGACGACATTCCGAGAGCGACATGGAGTCGCTGCGCATGGCCGCGTATCACAATCGCGAAACAATGAAGGCGCTTCGCTCCGTTGGCTACGACGGATTCAAACCGAAGACCGCAACGAAGGCACTAGACGAATCCGTCATACTGTCAGAGCGTCAAGTGGTTATGTACGACATGTACGAGAGCATCGTTGAAGAGTACGGACTCTATGAGCAAGGCATCGGCGCAAACGGTGCGCACTACGGTGGCGGTGAACTGAATCCGTTCAAAGCTGAAGGCATCATGTGCGGATCGTGCGTCTTCTTTATGGAAGGCAAGTGCGAAATCGTCGAAGGCGACATCGAAGCCGAAGGCGTCTGCAAACTTTGGATTATTCCCGAGGCGGCATTGGCAATCGAAGAGCCGACCGAAGAAGAAGCCGTGGTCGAAGACGAAGTCGTTGCCGAAGAAGAAGCATTGGTCGAAGACGGCCTTGCAATGGGTCACGAAGACGACGAAGACATGATGAAAACCGCATCACTTGACGGCAATGCGATAATAAACGCAGAGGCAACGAAGAACTTTGCACGTCGGCTACTGGGGGGCAAATGAAGTCACCAACACACGCAATTAAAGCCGTCGCTCCGTTCATATTGAGCGGTCGCGGTGTTGTGTATGGAGGCGAAGACCTCACCGGCGACCGATTCAGTAAGGACACTGACTTCGGCGCGACGCGTTCCTTTGTTGGAATGC